ACGTTGTACACGATAGATTAAGATAGCATCTTCTAATAGTTCTTTCTGTTTATATACTTTAAAGATGTTCTCTAAGATTGATTGTCCGAAAGGCCAGAAACGATCTAAGCCTTCTGTTAATGACAAGTGAACAACATGATTAGAATCGATTGCTGATTCTGCTTGTCCTAATGTAAATCGACTACCTGATGTGTTGTATGGCATAGATGGGACTGTGTATCCGCCACCACCTGCTCCACCACCGCCACCAGTACCACCTAATCCTGTTGTTGGATTAGCGGCAAAATCTGTGTTTGTTTTTTGTGCAACTGTTAAGTTCTGTAAGTTAATGTTTAAGTCTTTAATAACATACTGCTCAGGAAGTTTACCTTCACTCTCGTTAACAATAACTTTAATAACTTTAACCATGTCAACCCAGTAGAGTTTAAAGTTCTCTGGATCTCTTACAAAGACTTGATCTCCATACTTAATGACGTTTCTGAACATCTTAAACATACGAGTATCAAATTCATTTAACTTACACCATTGTTGTAACTGTTTAGATAATAAGTCCATCTCATGTGGAGTAGGTTCATCTCTAAACTCAAAGTTAAATGGTGTATGATTGTGATCATTCTTTTGTGTGCTGAATTCTGCAATGATATCTAAACAAGCATTGATCTCAGCATCGACATCCATCATCTCATACTGATTGTATCTTTCTATTCTGTTAGGATGTCCTGTGTAAACTTCAGGGAGTCTACTCATGTAGTTTTTGTAACCGAAGTCAGTATTTGAATAGCCTTCTTCTGAAGCGCCTACACCGTTCCAAGACCCAGGATTACTGTTGCCTCCCGATATCGGACTTGATACTCCGCTCTTGTTTAAAAATTTCTTTGTATATGCCATGTGGTATAGGTTCTCTTTATATTATATATTTAGTTAAACTGCCGAGTTGACTGCAATTTTTTGGGAGGCTTCTGCGCCTTCAACCGTCGCATCTTTAATGCCTTTAGCAATCATATTATTCTCTGTTTGTGCCGCTATTAGTAGGTCTATCTTTTCTGCTAACATATCATTATATTCTTTCCCCGTTTGGGCAAATTTCTCCTCAGCCGACATACCATCACCAGATTCTTCTTCAGATACTTCTGGACTAATGTCAACAAGAGGTGAACTTAGAAGACTAGATTCATCTATAGCCATTCGACTCTTTTTAGTTTCTTCAATAGATGCAAGGTATGTCTCAGCCTGTCCTAGGATACTTTCACTAGCGGCTTCACCTTTATACTCACCACTTGCTAAGATTTCTCGGTATTGATCTTCTTTTGATAGCATCTGATTTTCAGCAGAAGTTTTCATTTCTGCCATTCTTTCAGCACGTTCTGCTTTGTTCTGAGCAATCTCTGCTTTACCTTCGTCTGAATCAGCCCAAGCAATAAATTCCTTTGTAGCCTCATTCATTGGCTCAGTAGTTACTGCTTTTTTAATTGCAGGTGATTCTATAAGAGTTGCTACTTTAGATGAAGAAACTTTAACTTCTTCTAAAATACTATCTATAGGAATACGTTCTGCTGTAGTTTCGATTTCTTCTAGTACAGGTGCACCTGTAAGTTGCCCTGCATCTGCTATCATATTTTCAACAACTTGTGTTGTTGCTAATAATTGTTCTGTATCAACTACTCCTGGAATAGGCGCGCCACTTCCTGTTTCTTTTAATGCATTAGCAACGACTTCAGGTGTAATTTGTTCTGTAACAGATTCTTCTTTTGCTTGTGCAAGTGCAAGTTGTTCTGCTTGTTTTTCTGCATTTCTTTTTTCTTCTGCTTTTATATCTGCTTCAAATATTTTGGCTAGATTTTCAGAAGACATGTCTAATGTTCTGCCGCCTACTTCTTCTTCTTTTGCTTCTGCTACTTTTGCTTCATCTTTTTGATCTTTTGCATCGTCTTTTGCATCTTTCTTTTTAAGTAAGTCTAATTCTTTTCTTATGAGGTCTTCTGTTCCTTTGCTAATATCATTGTCCAGCAGTATAGCCTCAAGCATGTCGGATGTTAGTTCACCTGATTCTTTCATTTCGGCGAGCAAGTCAAAGTCTACTTTACTATTACCAAAGAATTTTTCTTCATAAAGAACTCGGCCATCTCTATCTTTTTTGGCTTCATCTAAAGTGAGTTTTGACAATCTATCTTGTTCTGCTGTTTGCTCCGCAATTAGGTCTTGAATTCTATGATACTCTTTCCTTTCATCCTCAGACATCATATTATATTCTTCAGAATCTTTGTCTAACTTTGTTCCGTACATTGTTAGGTCTTCAGGAGATAAGGCTCCTGCTACCGAACTTCCAAGCATAGAACCGCCTGCCGCTCCTAAGGCAGCGCCTAAAATACCACCGATTGCTGTTCCGAGAATTGGGACAACTGAACCTAAGGCTGCACCTGCGGCTGCACCTGCAAGGGCGCCACCGGCGCCACCACCTGCTATACCTAATCCTTTATTATTGGCTTGTGTAGTGTCTATTTCATGTTGTTTACGAGCAAAATCTTTTTCATACTCTGTAGCACTGTCATCAAGTAATGTTTCATTAAGTTGTAAATCAGCCTCGTCTTTTGCATCCTCTGCGGCCATATAACCGCCACCAATAGCCATTAGAGCGCCTGCACCAGGTATTAATCTTCCCATGCCTTTAAACATGCTACCCGCGCCTTTTAAGGCCGCTGTGCCTTTTGACCCCATTGAGCCGGCGCCAGTTTTGGTGCCACCACCAAATAGATTACTAAGTACTCCGCCTCCGGGCGACATACTTCCTAATGCAATTGCGGCTGAAGTGGCAGCCGCGGTAAGTCCAGTAAGAGCAATACCTGCTAAACTTAATCCACCTGTAAACGGATTAAATTGATTTAAAAACTCGTCTGCGGCTGTTCTAACATTGGTTTCAAATACTTGGAGAGTGGCAGCCAAATCTTTTTGTGTATCTGCACCTTCTTTTGTAGATTCTGCTACTTCATCAAAACTTTCTAATACTCTATTCGTAGCCTCATCTTGGGAAGCAAAGAGTCTGGCTGTATCTGTTGTTCTCTCGTTGATGCCTACTGCGGCGCCGATCTCACTTGCGTTGGCGGCAAGTTCCATAGACTTACCGAACCTATCTACGTTTCGTCTGACACCACCTACGAGTTCACCTGTTGTTTCGGCAACTGCTTGTCTGTATTCGTCTGAACCAGCAGTCAAGCCTGCAAATCTTTCTTTAAGTTCTGCGGCATTAAGACCTAAGTTTGCTAGTTCTTTTGTATTCTCGTCAAATGCTCCAGTGCCAATAACATTCATCACTTTGGCAGCCATATCTCTGCCTAATAAACCTGCAAATTGGTTACCAGCATCAACTCTTACTTGTACTTCTTGTTCTCTTGCTTTTATTTCTGCTTCTATTGATGCTCTCTTTTCAGCAGTAATGTCGCCGTCTAACTGTTTCTTAAGTCTTTCAATATCATTTTGATCACGTATATTACGAATTTTATTACGTAAGTCTGCTTGGACTGCGGCTTGTTCTTCTTTGAGTTGACCGGCTTGAATACCTGTTAACTCTGATAATGTTGTTAATGTTTTTGCATATTGTAATGATCTGGTGCGAACTTGTCTTTCAGACAGTTCTTGGGCTTGCATATTAATACCAGATGTTCTTTGTAGTTCTATATAATATGCTTGTTGTTCTTGGGCTTCTCTTAGAGTTAATCCGTATCTACGCATTTCTCTTTCTTGGTCATCAGATAATCTGAAGACTTCCAACATTTTTGCTGTACCCTCAGAAGTACCTGCACCAAACGATGCTAATGCTTGAGAACTTTGAGTAATAATTACGGCTAATTCTTGTAAGTCACCTGCACTTGCTCCTGCGGCTCTTGCTTGTTCTGCTAAACCTTGGGTAGTTGTGTCAACAACAGCACCCATTCTGTTCATTTGTTTTGCAAACTCGTTTTGTGCATCAGCCTGTTTCATTGTAACGACTGTAAACTCGGCTAATATGTTTACTGCGTTACCTAAAAACTTACCAAATCCACCTAATGCGTCACCAGTTTCTTTTGCTGAGTCTCCAAAGCCAGATACTGCTTTAGTATATTTGTCAAAACCGTCAACACCTGAAACTAATGCACCTGAAAAACTAATAACTGCGCCAGTAGCAGTTCGTAATGCCCCTGACATTTTTTCAGCAGTTGTTTTTATTTGTTCGCCGGCTTTATTATCTGATTCTGTCTTTTTATTAGAAGCAGTTGTTTGTTGTTGGGTATTTTCTTCTGTTTGTTTTGCGGCTGACTGGTTTGCTTGTGATGTTTGATTAAGAGTATTGGCTAAATTTTGTAGCCCTGAATTTAATGCTCCCAAAGAGGCATTCATAGAATTTAAATTCTCATTAAATTCTCGCATTTCTTCGGGTGAAAAATCATCCATCTAGTGTCATCCTATAAGTTTTAATTTAGCATGGTTTTGGAATACTAAATATATCACTAGTATTTAGTTTTTTAAAATACCGTATTTTATTATGGGGAACATATATGACAATAAATGAAAATAATCCGCTACGACAGTTTTTTCGTAGACCTGCTGTACACATAACTTTACCGTCAGGTGGAGATAGTTACGCACCAGAAGACATTGAATGGCCTGAAAACAAAGAATTACCTGTCTATCCTATGACAGCAATTGATGAGATAACGACAAAAACTCCAGATGCCTTGTTTAATGGTACAGCCATGGTAGAGATTATTAAAAGTTGTGTACCGGCAATTAAGAATCCTTGGGCACTATTAAGCACTGATTTAGATACAGTATTAATTTCTATCAAAGCCGCAGGTGGACAAGAAACAATCGATGTAGAGTCTCAATGCGAAAAATGCGGAGAACAAGGAACATATGCTATCAATCTGCAAGTTCTATTACAATCATTAGGTGCAGGTGATTACAAAACTCCTTTAAGAATCAATGATTTAGAAATTTATTTTGCACCTTTAAAATATAAAGAAATGAATGAAGCAGGGTTAAAACAGTTTGAGATTCAAGCAAAATACAAAAACTTATCCGCTATTGAAGATCAACAAGAACGTACTTTAGTAAGTGCTGAAGCATTAAAAGATATCACAGTACTCACCATGGAGATTTTAGCCCAAACAATCACAAAAATTGTTACTCCGGAAGGAGAAGTAACCGATACCGATCATATACATGATTTTCTAAAGAATGCCGATACAAAAACTTATGAAACTATAAGAGATCATAACACACAACTTAGAGAGAAATCAACAATTAAACCTCTAACTATTGTATGCACAGCAGGTGCAGATGATCCAGCAAAAGAAGAATGTGGACATGAATATCAGCAACCATTCACATTGAATGCATCGGATTTTTTCGTCTAAGACTCCTTTCACTCGACCCTGAAGGGATAAGGGAGTTAATACAAAAATATGAAGAATATACTCAGGGCTTAAAGTCAAACGCATTGACTTTGGCTTGGTATATGCGTGGTGGTGCCTCATATGAAGATGTCCTTAACATGTCCTTATCGGAACGCAAAGCCATAAACAAATTAATTGAGGAACACTTAGAAACTACTAAGAAAACTCAAATGCCATTCTTCTAAACACTAGAGCATTCTTAAGGGTCTTCTTTGAAGACCCAATTACTCATTCACTTCGTTCATTCGTAATTTCTTATTTAAAACGGTTAATCGATTATTTTATAAGGTAATTGTTTAAAGTCTTATTACCTTTTAGAAGCCATGGTAGTGCTATCAAACACTACCACGGTTCAGGTCATTACCCCCTGTCATCCATGTTGATTATCCCCAATCGATTACGTTACTATAATCAATTGCAACCGGTTGCTCTGTAATGTTTACTGGGCTGTAGTTGAGCCAATCATACTAATAAGCATGACCTCTCAGCAACGCATGTTTCATATCATCAAATCAAAGTAGATATGAACTCATTCAAGGTTCGCTACCATAACGATTGCCTTGTCGGTTTATATGTCTGTAAGACACTACTCCAAATCCGTCAGCAGGGTTACTGCATCCTCGAGGAGGGTCGAGTACAAATTACGACCATACTAAATTTTAAAAGTCTACTGTAGTTGTTGTTGTGTTTAGTTTTAGTTCTGACTTGGTGTCATCGGTGGGTTCTGAGTTGGTCTCTGTGTCGCCTGCGTATGCTTTGAATATATCTTTATTGAATTTAAAAAAGTGATCCCATCCAAATATTACCCAGTCACTGTGTTTGTCCGATGTGTAATATATGAATTGATCACTTACGAATGTGTATTTACTTGGTACACATACAAAACGTCCTTTACGATTAAACTTCATAAAAAGAACGTCAAAGTCCCCTTCATCATGCACGTCCATTAACTGGTCGAGCCATTCTTCTAGTTGTCTGCATGAACCAGAAAGAAGTTGATGAAAAGGGAAATCTGCGTAGAACTTACATTCTACATTTAACTTGTGAAAACTTTCTCCGGGAACAATGTCGCCTTTAAAACTTCTGATTTGTCCTTCATGCAAAATCTCTGTACGATTTTGATTTTTGCCACCTACATAAGCACCAGAGCCAGGAGCACGTATGAAACTTTCTTCATAAGTTTCACTGAGAAATTTTGCAACTTCTCGTTCAAATCCTGATCCTTTGTTCTTAGATGGTGATGGCATTATATGTAGTTATCTCCTTACCACTCGGTGGCATAATTTTTATCTACCCTATGATGGGCACATTTTGTTTGACACTCGTAAGAGTCATGTATAAAGTCGGCTTCCCAAAATTTATCTTTTACAATTTTGGGTAATCTCAATTCATGTAGATTATATTTCTTGCCAATTTCATTCCATTTATTGTTGTGTCCATATCTTGTAGCAACCCAACAACATGGATAAAACTCTCCTCTTGCATTAATGTAACTACCTTTATTGCCGATATGACATAGAGGTCGTTCATTTCCTACTAACTTAGATTCATCATACAATTTAATGTTTGTCTTCATCCAAGGTTCTTTAATTGTTTTATCTGTAAACTTAAAGACTTCTCTTTCAAATCTATGACTAGATGATAACAGATCATCACGTGGTTGTAAAGCATCTTCTTTCCCATAAGAATCTTCGTATATCTTACCGAACTTAGTGCTACGTGTTAATTGAAATGCATCAAAACCTAAGTCTCTAGCATAATTCTGCATGTCGCCAATCTTATCTTCGTTAAACTTAAAGCCTATTGCGTCCCATACTGTATAACAATTAGACTTATCATTGATGATAGAGACGCCTGTAATGATACTAGACCAATTAGAATTGATTCGATAGAGATTATTACTCTCATGGTCCCAGCCATCTATACTAAAGTGTATTTGATCTTGTTCGTCTAGTAATTCTGCTAGTCTCGTCCACCAGTCTTCATTTTTATATGATCCGTTAGTGACGATAATGATTGCTATACTAGGCTTAATTGATTTGAAATACTGGATGACTTCTAAGAAGTCATGTGCATAGATAGGATCGCCATCGTCACCACAGAACGTTAGTTTCTCTACATGTTCTAATATAAAGAACGCAGGGAAGTTTTGTTTAAAAAAATCTAATTTGAGTTCAGTACTGACTAATGTGTCAGGAACTTCTTGTCTAGGGCAACGAGGACACTTTAATGTACACTTACTGCTAATTTCAATATGCCAGTGCCACAGGGCTAGACTCACAACTCCTCCAACTCCCTTGTCGAGTTGTATGTAGTAAAGCCGTTCTCTTTAATAACTTGTAATACACTAGCAACTCTTCCTGCTAATTCTTCTCTGTGTGATACTAACCAAACAGACTTGTTACGTCTACGTGTCATATCTTTAAGAATAGCCATAGCATTCTCAACACCGATTGTGTCAAGACCTGAATCGATTAACTCATCAATAAACAATGTGTTGATTGGGAAGTATAAGTTCTCCCAAACATCTCTGAATGCAAATGACAATCCTAAAATCAGTCTGTTACGTTCTCCCCTAGACAAGTTATCAAAGTCTAACTCTCTACCCAACTCTGTAATTTCTACAGATAAATCATTTTGGAATACAACTTGATGTGGTAGACCCATCTTGTCTAAGTAACTTGTCAAACGTGAGTTTAAGTATGACAAGTTTTGATCAATAATCTTTTTACGTACAAATGAATCTTTGCTTGTTAATAGGTCTAACAAGAACTTCTGATGATCTCCTATACGAGATAATTCATTAACCTTATCAAAGTTAACTTCTTGTAATGCACTAGACTCCATTTCAGAGATTTGATCCGTATATGGATTTTCTTCTTGTTCTTTACGTTCAACTTGTGCTGATAAATCTTTAATTTTGTTTTTGTGTTCAATAGCCTCTTCTTCAGAACTATAAAAAACAACAGGCTTTTCACCTATGTCAAACAAAGAATGTTTTTCTTTTTCTAACTCTACATACACCTCTGCTAGTTCTTCTGCATGTTTTGTAGATTCATTAAGGCTTTCTTCTTTTTCTGACAGAATTTTTGTATGAGTATCATCACATATATCTTGTCCGCAAGTATGACATTTGTTCTGTTTTAAGATGTTTAATTCTCTTTCATATTTGGATATTGATTTAGTTTCTCTGTCTATATCAGATTGTGTTCTTAACAATAATTTGTCAATATCTGCATGATCCTTCACTAATGCATTATAGACAGCAAGTTGTTTATGTCCAAGTAATTCGGCATCAATATCCAGTTTTTCTAAAGTCTCAATCTGCTCTTTTAAAGTATTAATATCTTCATTAATCTTTGCTGTCCATAGTCTTTCTCTTTGTTTAAGACTGTTGATTTGTTCTTCTATTCGTTTGTTTGCCTCTTCAACGGCTTGAACTTTAAATTCTTCTTGTTGAATTTCTTCTTTGTTATTCTTTATAATAACTTTAATCTTTTCTGCTTTCTCTGATAGCAAAGTTATACCCAACAACTGTTCGATGATATCACGTTGCTGTCCTTGTGTCATGCTTAAGAATGGTTGACTGTATGTATTAAGTGCAACGATGTTTCTAAACATCACTGAAGACATGCCTACGATGTCTTCAATAACTTGTTGTGTTTCTTTATTTTCGCCTTGGGCTTCGTTGTCTTCTTCTTCTGTTCCGTTAATAAAGAACTTCATGCCGTGAGGCTTACGACCACGTTCAATACGATACTCAACGCCATTGGCTTCAAAGTCTAATGTGACCATCATGCCTTTGCCGTTAGTTCTATTGATTAAATTATTCTGTTTGATATTGTTAAGTGGAACACCATACAATGCATAACTGATTGCTTGTATAATAGTAGTCTTACCAGTACCATTTCTAGCACCGTCTCCACCTAAGTCTAAGTTGTCACCTAAAATCAGTGTTAGTTCTTCATTCTGCAAGTCAATTGCTTGTGTAACTGACCCCACACTTAAAAAGTTTCTGAGAGTTACATGTTTTAAATTGATCATATAGACTGATAAATCTCCAATAGTACACCCTTGTCATAGAAATCAGATTCTATGTTTTTAATCTGTTCGATAATAATTGAATCAACACTTTCAAAAGAAATCTCACCGGGTGCTAAGTCTTGTGCATGTTCGTCAGACTTAACAGGAATCAACGACATTTCTCTTAATTCATGTTTTGGTATCAATTGTTCTCTTATAAAGTTTGATTCTTCATAAGATATATCGATATCTAAATGTACTCTAACATGAGCATTCTTAATTAACAACCCTTCTGGGTTATCTAATACTTCACTTAGTTTGTACACTCTGTATACAGGTTGATCGGGCCATGAATGAAACTCGGGTTCTTTATCCCATTCTAGTACCATCATGCCTCTAGCATCATCACCTGCATCTGCATAGTTGTGTGGGAAAGCATTACCCATATACCAAATATTTTTTCTTGCTTGACGTTTATGGAAATGCCCAGAGAATACTTTTTCAAAATGAGATAAATGGTCAGCATTAGTCTCGCCATGATCAGGCATTTCTATCATAGCATTCATATAAAAGTGTGGTAACTCTAAATGAGCAAACAAATATTTACCTTTCTTCTTTTTAAGAAGTTTATAGTCATCACCACATAACCAAGGAGCAATAACACAGTTACCCTCTTCGATAAAGTGATCGACAATGACTACGTTTTTGAGATGTTTAGCCCATTCGACTGAATGAATGTCACGTTTGTCTCTGTAATAAAGATCGTGGTTACCTGTTATGAAATAAACTTTTTCAAATGCATCGTTTAGTTTTTCTAATGCATTAAGTCCGAACTGTAAGGTATGCATGTTAATACTTGCTCTGTGATGATTCCAATCACCTAAGAACAAACATGTTTCACAGCCTTCTTCTTTTGATTTATCAATAAACCAATCCACAAAATCACTACAGTCTCGGTTATGTTGTATGCTATTGCTCTTTAAACCGAAGTGTATATCTGTGAATACGGCTGCCTTTTTAAAAAGATTTGACATAATTAGTTTTCCCAGTATTCAACATCTATTATACATGTTAAAGGTAGGCAAAGCAAGACATTTGGATGCCTTGTTTGCCCGAAAATGTTATTCAGAGTATGCTTCTGCTTTCTTTTCGTAACCTAAACCGTTGTAATCTTTCATCTGTCTAGTGAACGAAGGATTCAACCCATTCATTTCTAAAATATCGTCTCTGATATTTTGGTTACGTTTTTCAGAGTTAAGAACTCTACAGAAACTATTTGTAATTGCCGCAGTGTAATATGCGAATGGATTTGCTGACTTGGCTTCATTGAATCTTAAGCCGACATAAGTCAATTGAAGAATGGCACTTTGTCTCATTTCGTCATTGTAAGTATAGCCACGCCAGTTAAACTTCATAGCATACTTTTCACATAACATAATGTACATACGTGCTAACTTATCTGTAAGATTACCGTCAGTCGCAGTAAATTTACCAGTCTTAAGACCGCCCTTCCAATGTGACTTGCCAACTAAATGGGTAGACATTGTTTCAGCATCTAATCTAAAATGCTGAAAAGGAGGGAAGTTAACTTTTACGTGAACTAAGTCTTCAACTTCTTTCTTTGTTTTCTTGTCTTCTATATCTGAGAACAAATCTTGGTTTGCACTTAAATCGTCTTCAAAATCAATAATGTCTGCCGCTTTCTTTTTCTTAGTAACTTTTCTAGGTTGCTTTTGTGCAACAGGAATATGGTCCCAAGTCATAACTCTAAAGATTAATCCATCTGTTTCAATCGTTGCTGGATCAATTTTGTTTTTTCCGGTCAAGCCTTGCTCTGCTGATAAACGTGCGGCTTTGTTTTCTTTTGCTTGTTGAATCTGTTCAGGCTTAAGTGCCCATGTCAGACTCTTTTCGATGCCTGTTTGACCATCATTAGCAAGATCCAAATCAGTAATTAGATCATATTGATGATAATCTTTTTTAGTAAAATAGCAATATGATGATTTGCTTTTGTGAATTTCTTTTAATATATCCTTGTTATTAAGATAATTTGTTGTTTTGCGTGGTGCTGGCATTAATATTCCTCTAGTTTGATTATTTCGACAAGTATGGAGTCGATATATCTATTCTATGTGATTTCTTTCCCGAATGCAACATGAACGGGTAAAATTTAGTGGTTTTTGTAATAGATAAATATATCATGTAAGACTACTATTTATACAAATAGGTAAGTCTTGGGAAATATTCGGAGAAATCATATATGTCAGCAGAAGACCAAGCAAATACAGCCGCAGATGTTAGACTAGCCGACTGGAGAGTACGACTATCATTGGCATCAACGGCTAATTATTTGTATAGGGCTGATCCACCTGGCATCATGGCTCCTCTAGCAAAAACAGACGGAGTTGTTTTTCCATATACTCCTACAATTAATACTTCATATGTAGCAAATTATGATGGTGTATTGCCAACTCATACAAACTTTAGAATTCAACAATATATGAATAGTGCAGTAGAGCAAGTAACAGTAACCGCAGACTTTACAGCACAAGACACATTTGAAGCAAATTACTTATTAGCATCAATACATTTTTTCAAAGCAATGACTAAAATGTTTTATGGACAAGACGAAAACCCAACAAACGGAACTCCTCCTCCATTAGGTTTCTTTTATGGATTAGGAGCATTTCAATTAGACAATCATCCTGTCGTTGTTACTAATTTTTCTTATAATTTACCCAATAATGTTGACTATATCCGAGCAACAAATACAGACGATGCATCTTCAACATCTAATCTTAATTTAATAGGTGGTCAACTGCAACCAGGTGGCAACAGGCCTCCTGCGACATTTATTGACACAGAAGATCAAGCAATCACATATGTCCCTACAAAAATTACAATAACACTTACATGCGTACCTGTTGTTAGTAGAAATACAATTAGTAATGACTTTAGTGTTAAAGAGTATGCAACAGGAAAATTATTACGCGGATCACAAAATGATAAACCAGGAATTTGGTAATGGCTACAAATAATATATACCCACCCTCAAGTCCATATAACAGAACAGAAGTCATTGATGGTAAATATTTAGGTATTATGGAACCGTTTCCAAAAATACCTAGATTGCAATCAGACGCATCTTTTACTATTACACCACAATATGAATTTAGACCTGATATGTTAGCAGAACATTTATATAATGATTCACGTTTATGGTGGGTGTTTGCGGCACGTAACCCCAATTTATTAGGACCCGATCCATATTTTAATTTTGTTTCAGGAGCAAAAATATATGTTCCTACTATGGATACTCTTAAAAGAGTATTGAGCATATAATGCCAAGTCCAACTGATGCACCTGGCAGAAGATTAAAAAACCCGTTAGGAGTTCTGTCTTCCTATACTTACCAATTAAGTTTGTATATGATTACTCCGGATGCATACGATGCTTTTAATGCAACAGGCAGAAGATCAATTAATGCATTAGCAGAAGCATCAGGGGAAGAGAACACGGGCGGTGCATATTTAATTGCACAATCAGGTGGCATCAATAATGATGCATCTCAAAGGGCACCAGGTTTTGATTTAGATTACTATATAGATAATTTTAAACTAAAACAAGCAATCAATGGTGCTGCCACACAATCGTCTACTAACACTTATTCAGTCTCGTTTGATATTATAGAGCCATATGGGTTTTCTTTCAACACAAAACTAAAAAGAGCCAGTGATCAATTACAATCATATTACAACGAAACAGGATATTCAGGTAATGGTGCAGTTGAAAATCCAAGCAGGCAGTTTTTTATTATAGGTATTAAATTTTTAGGTTACGATGCTAGTGGTAATTTAATATCAGGAGACCAAGATTTCGAAGGTGACGTGCTGGATCCAAATGCAAGTGGCAACTCTATTTTTCAAACATATTATGATATAAGTATTACAGGTATTAAATTTTCAATTGAAGGTGGTGCAACCAGATATGCATTATCAGGTGTAGCATTATCTCCTGGAAAAGCATTTGGTACAAAAAGAGGCAGAATAGATTCAACTAAAACAATTTCTGGTCAGACATTTGATCAAGCCCTGCAAGGAGGAGATCCAAATGCTGATCCTCCAATACCTGGTGTAGGATTATTCACACAACTTAATGCGATAGAAGCACAAAAGGTTCAAAATGGCGAAGCAGAATTTCCAAATGTATATCAAGTAAAATATGTAGGAGATGGAGTAGATGCTATTAAAGATGCTAGACTTATTTTGCCTACAGACACAGACAAAAGTAAATGGTGCGGACCAGACGGCGGCGCATTAAATACAGATAACGCAACTGATGCTGAAGCCGCGACAGCAGTACCAAACGATGCACATAGAAAAATAATATTTAATGGCGACACTACGTTTATAGAAATCTTTGATGAAATTCTTAAAGGCAGTGGTTATATGTATGATGCATTAAAAGCCATCTATAAAAGTCAGGCTACTCCTGACTTAACAACAGGAGAACAACCACAAGAAGATCCAGGCAGTGATACAAAAGTTGCTTGGTATAAAGTAACACCGGTTATTCAAAAAGCCAAATGGGATAGTATTGTAGTTGATTGGGCATATCAAACTCTTTTTATAATAGAAAGATATGAAACACCTATTGTTACTACAAGTGTTACAAACCCATCGACTGATTATTATGGTCCCCATAAAAGATATGAATATTGGTGGACCGGAGAAAACAGAGAAATTTTAGAATACTCACAGAAATTAGATAATTTATTTTACAATGAAGTATTAGGAAATGCAAATTTAAACGTTAAAACTGTCGACGGCGAAGCGGCGCCAGCCGATGAAAAAGGTAGAGGATCAGGCGGCGCCGCACAAACTCCAGTTGCAACAAACAAAAAAACATCTATGCCAACACTCAATGCTGTAGGTGGAGGTAGATCATCGCAGAATGAATATGTAACAAGTCTTTATTCTCCTGATTCTTATGCTACCGCAAAAATTAAAATATTGGGAGATCCTGATTTTCTAGTACAGGAACATCGGTCAGCAATAGATAACCTCTATCAAAGATTTTATGGAGACGATGGATTTAGAGTAACTGCAAACGGTGGTCAAGTTTTTATTGAAATTGATTTTAAAGAAGCAATAGATTACAATGGCGAAACAGGTGTAATGGATCTTAATGACTCTATTTTATTTTTCAGATATCCTACAGCAATAGAAGAACAAATTAAAGGGGTAAGTTATAAAGTCATAACTATAGATAGTACTTTTAGTGACGGGAAATTCACACAAGAATTATCCTGTGCAATTAATACATTCGCAGATCCTGAACCTATAGAAACATCAGGAGATGAAGCAGGAGCACAAGAACAAGGTGAAAGTGAAAATAACGAAGGAAACGATGATACATAATGGCTATTGATGTTTTTAAGCCCAGAGGGAAATTAAAAAAGAATCAACCCGGAGCGGGAGTAGCCTCTGTAATCGATGTACCTATTCTTTGTACAGTAATGAGTACTGTCGATCCTACACACCAAGGACGTGTTGCTGTTTATCCTTCTGAAAATTTAGACAAAGATGCATACAATGCTAACAACTGGCTATGGGTAGGTAGACTTGCAACTTTTGCAGGGCAAACAGCGCCTTTAGGTCCAGACGAGATAGGAGAGTATGGATCATATACCCAAAACCCTAGTTCTTATGGACAATGGAATGCACCACCAGATAAACAAACTCAAGTTATTTGTATATTTGTTAATGGTGATCCTAATTATGGTTTTTATATAGGAACAATACCTAAACCAGAAACATTATCGATGATACCTGCGATAGGTGCATCGGAAAATGTAACTCTTAACGGAGCAGAAGCGGCGTCATATGGTGGTGCAACAAGATTACCCACTACTAATATCAACACAAACAACAAAGATATTGCAGACAGTGTTAATTATTTAAAAGACGCAAAACCAGTTCATAGTTTTACTGCATCTATTATGCAACAACAAGGTGTTCTAAGAGACAAGTATAGAGGTCCTATAGGCTCAAGTGCAACAAGAGAAGCATCAAGTAGAGTAGGGTGGGGCGTAAGCACTCCGGGTCGTCCTGTTTATATAGGCGGTGCAACAGATGAAGACATTGCAGGTAAATTAGGAGATGATCCACAAGACTTTAGAGTAGTAACAAGACGAGGTGGACACTCACTTGTCATGGATGATGGAGACATCATTGGTAGAGATCAATTAATTAGATTACGTACATCATTAGGTCATCAAATACTGATGAGTGATGACGGACAAATGTTATCTATCTTACATGCAAATGGGCAATCATATATTGAATTGGGAAAAGAAGGTACTGTAGATGTCTTTAGTACAAACTCTATTAACCTACGTACTCAGGGTGATCTCAACTTACATGCAGACGAAACACTTAACTTAAATGCAAAAAACGTAAACATAAACGCATCTGAAAATACTACAATGAATACTGATAAGGTATTTAAACAAAGAGTAGGAGAAGACTACAGTTTATATGCATTACAAAACTTAAAATTTAAAGCAGACGCCGCACTTGCAATGGCTGCTACCGGGCAAGTAGGAATAAAATCCGATGCTGAAATTTTTAACGAAGGTACAAAAATACATTTAAACGACGGAGCCGCAAGTTTATCACCAGATGAAGTTGAGCCTATAGAAGTTGTCATGCACCCAGACACATTATTTGATGATGTCAAGGGCTGGGCTGCCGCACTAGCAAAACTTCCAAGTATTACTTCACGTGCACCTGCTCATATGCCTTGGATGAATGCAAATCAGGGAGCAGATGTACAAGTTGACCCTTCAGCATCTGGCGCACTTCCTGCAGAACCACCAGAGACAGTAGCAGATTTAAATGCAGACTTGGCCGGAGATTTAGGAGGAACAACAGCCTTAACCAACCCTTCAACTGCCGCAACAATTAATGAAGTGGGTAGCATTAGTGATGCAATAGATAAAAATGCTACAGCACAAATGTTAGGTAGCATAGCACAAGATACTGCTTCAGATTTTGGTATAGGAGGGGCAGGAGGTCAACTTAAAGCGGTAGTTACAGACATTAACTCTGTTAATGGAGTTAATTCAACAACAGCCTCATCAACAGCAGTCATAGGTGTATTTGGTCAAACCCCATCGCAAATGGCGGCAGGCGGCATTCTTAAGCCAGGCGCCGATACTATGGTTAATACTTTGATTGCGGCGAACGCCGGGAAACTAGTTAGCAGTGAAAACGTACAAGCAAATGGTGATTTTGATGGCTTTATTAGTCCCGATAAATTATCATCAGTTATGCCATCAACTGCATTTACTGGAAAAGATGGTGTTAACACATTAGAACAATTTACAAATTCTACAGGAGCACAGGCAAAATCTTCAGTACAAGTATTACAGAAAGGACAAAAAGCATTACAAGAAATAAAAGCCATATCAGGTAAAGAAAACTCAGGCGGTATCGGGGCACTTGTACAGGGTACAGCAACAACATTAGCAGATAAAGGAAATGTAGCAGAAAATGCACAAGATGTAGGGAGCATAATTACCAGTTATAAAAGTCAAGGAAGTGATCTAAGTGTTTCAGGAGCCAAAGCCGAAGTACTATCAAAAATGAAAAGCGGTTCATCAGCAATGATAGCATCTGCTTTGTCAGGTGCCGGTGGTGGCATTGTATCAGCATTAGATACACTTAGTAACAGCGGTCTTGATTTACCAGGTGTCGGTGCCGATCTAAATATAGGAGCGGCGGCATCATCATTTAAATCTATCGTTAATTCATTCCCTGTTTTACCTGCTGACGTTCCTGTTGATTTAGTAGCAACTGCAGGCGCAGCCGCAGCCGGCGTCGCCGGAGCAAGTGCTGGTATGACGGGATTAGATTTAGCACTTGCAGACTCAATTGATTCAGACCTTGCAACGGCGTTGGGCGATGGAACGGCCCCATTCATTACACAAGGAGTTGTGCCTGATGCAGAATTAGGAACTAGACCTAGAGTAACTGACGGAATTACAGGCGTGTTAACGACTCAAGCAGGAGCAGTTGCCGCAATTGCCGCATCTGGTGACGATGCGGCTAAAGCCGCAATTAGCGAATCTATAAATGCCTTGAATGCTTCTGGAGTCAGTGCAGAAACTTTAGCAGTTCAAGGAACATTAGGAGCCGCGGCAAGGCAAGTACAACAAGGACAATCATCAAAAATTGCAGGAACTATCGCATCCGGTGTAAGTCAATTACCTGGTGGACAAAAACTAGCAGGCGCAGTTGTAAACAATGCTGTCGGTGCAGTTAATCCAATTGCAGACGGCATAGAAGATGTTACTGAAGGTCTAAAGGGAGTAGGGGCCTTGGCATTCAGCGGCAGCGATGTCGGCGCCGCTGTATGGGGTAATCAAAACTGGACTGGTTTAGGAGATGTCAAAGATACTTTTAGTTCTATGACAAAACAATTGACAGGTGCTATAGAGGGACCGCTTTCAAATGCGTTAAGTCCTGGAGCATCAGCCGCACTGCAATCTGCGTTGTCATCTTTGACTGCAGGTGGAGGGTCTACTATTAAACTACCTGTTGTTGCAGTCAATACATATGATCGATCTTCTATTACATCCTTAATAGATAGTGTGTTAGATCCAATTGTACCTAGACCTAACTTATTAGGAGAAATACCTCAAGGTACACTCACTGCGGCTAGCAATCTACTAGCAGTAAGAAAAGAACTGTCAAAAGATATACAAACATTAAGTGTTTTATCTAAAGGAATTGCTAAGAAACAAGCAAAACTATTTGAAGTACAAACAACGTTCCCTGCAGGGTCACCTGAAATTACAGCGGCTCAAGCGGCATACGAAGCGGCCGCAACATCATCTACATATACAAACTTGGTAACAAAAATCGAAGCCGCAGAAGCACTATTTGCTAGTATTGATGTAGACAATTCTGTTGCCCCAGCAACAAATCCATTCAGTGCTATAGAAAATAGTCTTAAGGCTTGGTCTAATGCTCAACTTGGAGGTGGGTATGCTACTGATCAGGATGGTGACGGTATATTAACACCCGGCGCCGAGGCTGCAGGCCCGGACAACGAAGATTATTTTAATGCCGCAATACTTGAAGGCATTCAAGGCTTGAACCCTAATGATTATGATGATACAACATACTCAAACATATTAGCAACTATTGCAAAAACATTTGTACCGAAGAAAAAGACACAATTTAAAACTGAACCCTTTACTACTGATTATACGCCTGTTATAACAGGATATCCTGCACCAGAAAATACAGTTGAAAGTGTCGAAGGCGAAGATATCGGAGATGGTCCACTAACATCAGATAACTCAGATGCTGATAATGTAGATGCAGGTGGTTCAGAAGGCGGAAGTGCAGGCTATACTGGTACAACAGGCGGCGGCGGCGGAGTTATTACAATCAATGAGAACTATGTTACTGGTTATCTAGGCGGTGCCTCACTTAAGTGGATTTATAATGGTAGTAAATGGGTACTAAAATAATAGGGTATAAATAGTATTATGGCAACTTACATAGGTTTTTCAACAATAAATGCAGACAAAGCACGAACAGTTAACCCTGTCCCGGCTATTGACGGGGAAGCCAACGGCATAACTAATCCTATAGTCTTTGGTAAAAAGTTCAGATTAACTGATGAACAACTTGTTATACAAGATTTAGTTAATGCACTTAATATTAGACGAGGAGAAAAAGTAGGTAAACCGAGTTATGGTACTACTTTATGGGATTTTGTTTTTGATCCTAACACAAGTGATGTTCAAACAGCCATACAAAATGAAGTTAGACGAGTTGCCGGATTAGATCCGCGTCTTACTATCAATACAATACTAGTCTCTCCTAGAGATAATGGCATTTTAATAGAAGTACAACTCTCTATTTCTCCGTATAATAATGCTGGAGACCTAGCATTATTCTTTGATTCTGAAACAAATACTGCCTCAGTAGTATAAAAAAAGTCGGTTTTTCCATAAAGATAAATACTTGAAACAGGGAAAAACTATGGCTACAAGTTCAAGGCAATCAGGACTCTTTGGAGTAAATGATTGGAAAGCAATCTACGAAACCTTTCGTGAGGCAGACTTTCGATCATATGATTATGAAACTCTAAGAAAAAGTTTTATCGACTATATTAGACTTTATTATCCTGAAACCTACAATGATTATATCGAAAGTTCGGAGTTCATTGCTCTACTTGATGTCATGGCTTTTATGGGTCAAGGTCTTGCCTTTAGAAACGATTTAAACACACGTGAAAATTTCATCGACACGGCCGAACGCAGAGACTCTGTAGTAAAATTAGCAGACTTAGTTGGATACACACCTAAAAGAAACTCATGTGCATCTGGTTATCTAAAAGTATCTTCTATCAGAACAACTGAAAATGTTAGAGATGCAAATGGTGTCAATTTAAGTAATACTCCAATAAGTTGGAATGATCCGTCTAACACTAATTGGTTAGATCAAATGAACACGATATTCAATGCGGCTATGGTAGATTCGCAAAGAATAGGACGTCCAGGAAACAGTTCTGATATTTTAGGTGTTAGAACAAGTGAATATGGAATAAGATTGCCAGAAGGAACAATGCCTATTGTACCTTTTACTTCACAAGTAGACGGTAAGGGTATGAATTTTGAATTGGTAAGTGCAACGTCATTAGATGAAAATTATGTCTATGAACTTCCACCTAAACCTACTAATAAAATTAATATGTTATATAGAAATGACAGATTAGGTTTTGGTAGTCCTAATACAGGATTTATGTTTTTCTTTAAACAAGGATCATTGACTCCTTTTAATTTTAATTTCCAGCAACAAATTTCAAACCAAACAATTAATGTTGATGTTGCAGGTGTCAATGAAACTGATACATGGTTGTATCAATTAAACGCGGATAACACATTAGGTTCATGGACACAAGTAGAAAATGTTTATGCTGATGCTTACTTACAAACTGAGTCAAGTAACAAGAAAATATTTTCTGTAAACTCACGTGTAAACGATCAAGTCACATATGTATTTGGTGATGGTGTGTTTTCAGAAATGCCCGTAGGTAATTTTAGAGCATATGTAAGATCAAGTAACGCACTAACATATACTATTGACCCTTCAGAAATGAACGGCGTAAGTGTTTCTATTAACTATGTTGATCGAACAGGCAGTACTCAGACTCTATCTATAAATTTTCAATTGCCTGTTGCAGTAACAAATGCACAAGCAAGAGAACCATTAGCACAAATTAAACAAAGAGCACCGACAAGATATTACACACAAAATCGAATGGTTAATGGTGAAGATTATACAAACTTCCCATACACTTTATATAACTCTATTATTAAGTCAAAAGCAATTAATAGAAGTTCAGTTGGTGTATCTAAAAACTTAGACTTGCTTGATCCAACAGGAAAGTATTCAAGCACAAATTCGTTTGGAGATGACGGAGCACTATACCAAGATAACGTAGATGGATTTTTAACGTTACAAGTAAATAATACATCAGATATTATTCAATTTTTTACAGATGATTTAGCATCTGTACTTGCATTAAATCGTGCTAATCAATATTACATTCAAAATTATACTCGTTATGCTTATCCAGGTACAGGTGGAGGAAATACTTTATATTGGAAAACAAGTTCAGTTGATGCATCAAGTGAAACAGGATATTTTTACTCACTTGACGGAACAATAGAACGACCTCAACCTATAGGAACATTTACAACGACCAATGCAAAATATGCAACTAAAGGTGCGTTATTAAAATTTAATGCACCTACAGGGTATTATTTCGATGCAGACAATCGTTTAGTTGCAGGTGTACCTACAGGTGGAGAAAAGAATTATATATGGTCAACAGTATTAAATGTTGTGGGTGATGGTAATAATAACGGAGAAGGAACATTTGCAAACGGTCAAGGACCAGTAACAGTAAATGGATATGTACCCGATGGCGTAATACTTACAGAACTTATTCCTGTATTTGATAACTCTTTGTCTTCTGAGATTATACAAGAAGCAATTCTTAAAATTGAATTACAACAAGACTTTACTTTAATTTTTAATAATTCATTATTAGTTAACCAAGAACGTTGGTCAATTGGTTCTGCATCAAATGCAAATTATTTTGTTAAGTTTACAAGTTTAGGAAACAATCGTTATACAGTATCTTACCGATCACTTACATATTATTTTGGTAGTGTTGCAGATACAAGATTTACTTATAGCAAAGATGAATTAGTATATGATCCGTTTACAGGTAAAATTATACAAGACTTTATTAATGTATTAGGTATTAATACAGTGTTTAATACAGCAACCGCACTAGGCGCAGACACTAAAGTTAATATATTAGGACAAACTGTCGAAAGTGATGGATACGTCAATGACTTCCAAGTTGAAGTTGCCGCAACTGATGTCAACAATGGTCAATTAATATTAGACCCTGACTTCTTTAATGATATTACTGGGTATGTAAATAACGGAGCCAATACAGGCGTTTATGTTTTCTTTAGAACAATAACAGATCCAGTTAATTTAACCAGACAATTAATCGTACCAAGTACAGATGTTGTTTATACTTATGGAACTAAAAATCAAATTGAAATTGTTAAATATGAATTCCCTGTAGGACAATTATTTTATGCCTTTAATGAAAACAAATTTTATAAGTCGGTACAAGATCCTACAATAACAACGCCTAATTATATTATGACTGAACAATTAGATTATTCTATTAAATCAGGCAGACAAGGATTAGACTATCAATATAGACATAATGCTAATAACACTACACGTATTGATCCGGCGACAACAAATATTATTGATCTTTATGTAGTAACACAATCATACTATACTGCATACAGCAACTATATTAAAGACACAACGGACACAGTTAAAGAACCTGAACAACCAACATTAAATGAATTGAATACTGAATATCCTTTAGTACAAAATTATAAAATGCTATCAGACTCAGTTATATTAAATAGTGTCACGTTTAAGCCATTGTTTGGCCCTAAAGCAGATCAATCATTAAGAGCAACTATTAAAGTGGTGAAATCACAGTCAACAAATGCATCTAATAGTGAAATAAGAAGTTCTGTATTAGCAACAATGGATAACTATTTTGATATCAACAATTGGAACTTTGGCGATACTTTTTTCTTTTCAGAATTAAGTGCGTATCTACATGAACAAATAGGAGAATTAGTGAGTTCAGTTATACTTGTTTCAGATGATCCAGAAAAATTATTTGGTGATTTATATGAAATTAAATGTAGACCGTATGAAATATTTGTAAATGCGGCTACTACAGAAGATATAGTAATTGTTCCAGCATTAACTCCTGCGACAATGCAGTCTTAAGGTTGTAAATAAAATATGGCACAAAAGATCAGGACATTAGAGTTTTTACCAGAGATATTTAAAACCTCTACCAATGCACAGTTTTTAGGTGCAACATTAGATCAGTTAGTCAATGAACCCAAAACAGAAACGTTGCAAGGTTATGTTGGAAGTAAGTTTGGTTATGGTGTTAACGCAAAAGATTACTATGTAACTGAACCAAACAAAACAAGAACAGATTATCAACTTGCACCCGGTACTGCATTCTTAAATGAAAACCAATCTACTGCTAAAGACTTTTTAACTTATCCAGAACTTATTGATGCATTACAACTTAAAGGTGGAGTAACATTAGATAATTCTCGTTTGTTTAATAGTCAATTTTATTCATGGGACTCTTTTACAGACTTAGATAAATTAATTAACTTTAATCAGTACTACTGGATACCAGACGGTCCCCCAGCAGTTACAGTTGCTAGTGCAACAGTATTTTCAGAGTCTGATTATATTGTAACAGACACAGCAAATGCATATAGTATTAGAGCATTAGGTACTGCATCAGGTTCTCTTAATCCTACTCTTACTTTATTACGTGGCGGGTCATATAGATTTGCAATCAACCAAGAAACTCAATTTTGGATACAAGGTGTACCTGGTGTTACGGGCATGGACGGTGCACAAAACACAAGAGAAATTTTAGGTGTTAACAATAATGGTGCGACTTCAGGTTATGTAACATTTACTGTTCCTAGTAGAGAAGCACAAAATGACTTTTTGTTCCCCGGAGAAAACACAGTAGGTGTTGTTAGTACAAAACTATTTTCAGAAATTAACGGCTTAACAGTTAGTCAAGTAGGAAACATTGATGGTGTAACGTCATTAGAAGGTCTTACTGTTATGTTCTATCAAACAGAAGAACCTAACGAAGTAGGATTTGTTCAATCATTCTTTGATGAGAGTGGAGCAAACTATGATGTCAATCTAACATCACCAGAGATTGTTGCTCCTGTAACATTAGCAATTGATGAAACTACAACATCACAACTTAAATTATCATCTGGAACAACAGATGATTTAGTTGCTAATCAGACTGTTACCTTTACAGCAGTACCTGCAAATGATCCGTTAATTGGTGGATTAGATGTAGATACGATTTATTATGTAAAAGATATTATCGATTCAACATCCTTTACTATTTCATTAACACTAAACGGTCCAACATTAACCTTAGTTGCTGAAACAGGTTCAATGGTAGCAAACATTAATGAAGGTTTGTGGGAAGAAGGTTTTTACACAAATGTTAATGAAAATTTTTATACAATCACATACGTAGGAGATTCATCAGATCCTACAATTCGTTTGATTCCGGCTGGAGTTATTCCAACTGAAGAAAAAATTACTGCTCAATTTGGTACAGAATTTATTGGCTTAGATTTTTATAGATCACTAAGTGGTGAAATTACAAAGATACCTTATCTTTCAGCATTGTTAGATACATTATATTACCAAGATGGCACAAACCCAAATAAAGTTGGTACAATTAAATTAATTGAAAGTAATTTAACAAACACATTAAACGTTGACGAAGATATTATAGGTCAAAAAACATTTACATCAACAAATGAAGTTGTATTTACAAACGGATTAAAAGTACAATTTGACGGAGACGTTGTACCGTCAAAATATTTGACAGGTGAATATTATGTTCAAGGTGTTGGCGAATCTATTAATTTGATTCCTACAACAGACCTAACAGTACCTGAGGATTTTACAGGAACAAATTATATTCCTTATGACTCGTTGCCATATTCGATTGGTAACTTTGATACAGAATTGTTTATTCCTGTCGACCAAGATTATATTACAATCGGTAGAAACTCTATTAACAGAAATGCATGGTCACGTTCTAATAGATGGTTTCACATTGATGTCATAAATGCAACTGCTGATTATAATGAAGATCCGTCGATTGTTACGACTTATGCAACAGGAGCAAACAAAGCAAAACGTCCGATTATTGAGTTTTATCCAAACTTAAAACTATTTGATGCTGGTACAAATGCCAAAGCACCAGTAGACTTTATTGATACAAGAACAACAAATGCATTTGATCAAGTTGCAAACAAACAACAATATTATCCTGACATCGAAACATATACAAGTTACACTGCGACAATTGCAGGGGTTACAGGAACCAGCACAACGATTACTATTCCTACAGCAGATATCTTTACATCATTTGATGTTAATATGTATGTAACAGACTCTAACTTTGCATTACCAAACAACACGCAAATTACCAATATTGAAGAAGTTGGTACTAATACTGTTTTAACAGTTGAGTTTGCTAACTCAACAGTAGTTGGTCAAACAAACGTATCAATTGTAGGTAGTGACACAACAGTAAACAATTATGAATTATTCTCTGGTGCAAGAATTGTTTTTACAGCAGACACTAATTTAGAAGTTAGAAATAAAATTTATGTTGTTGGTTTCTCAACGATTACATTTGGATCTACACCAGTTATAACTTTGACTGAAGCAGAAGATTCTCTTTGTTTAGTTGACGATCAAACAGTAGCACTCAGAGGATATAATTATCAAGGTTCTACTTTTTGGTTTGATGGAACAGCATGGGAAGAAGCACAACAAAAACTTACAGTCAACCAAGCACCGCAATTTGATATCTTTGACAAAGACGGAGTATCATTTGGAGATGCTTCAGTCTATCAAGGCACATCATTTTTAGGTAATAAACTATTTGCTTACGGTAGAGGTACAGGAGTCAACGATGCTATACTTGGCTTCCCATTACGTTACTCGGCAGTAGACAATGTGGGAGATATTAGTTTTGATTGCTCTCTTAATGTTGACTCTTTTTCATATGTTACTGGATCAACGCCAGTAACTGAAAAAGTCAATACAGGTTACGTGTATAATTATACTACACGGACTGACAAAACACGTGAGTTGGGCTGGCAAACAGCACTTGCCCCCTCAGTTCAGTATCAAATATTTGAATTAGAATATAGTAAAGGGTCCGAAGCCTCGTTCACGTGTGATGTTGCTGTGATTCCTGAGTCTGATGACTCATGGCCACGCATACAAGTGTATGTAAACAATGTGTATCAATTAGAGTCTACATACACAGTTACTGAAACAGACACGACAACAAAAATTAAATTAAATACTGCACCAACAGTAGATACACCTGTACAAATTTTAGTACTCAGTAATCAAACATCTGATACTGCATATTATAGTATACCTATTAATTTAAGTAACAACCCTTTTAATACAGATTTAGAAATTGCAGACATTGGTGACATTAGATCACAATACCAAGACATCTTTATTAACAATCCAAACTCAGAAGGTACAATCTTTGGATCAAACAATTTAAGAGACTTAGGTAATTTAGTGCCGTACGGCACAAAGATTATTCAAAACTCTGCATCATTGGTATTGCCTAGTGTGTTCTTGCGTAAGTCTGAACATAATTTGTTTAATGCACTCCAATACAATTCTGATCAATATATTCAATACAAGCAACAACTTGTAAAAACTGTAAATGATATCGAATGGGAACGTAGATTTGAACCTAGTTATATTTTAGATACAGCATTAGAACAAATGGTATCAGCAAAGTCTGAACAAGATTCTTTCTTTTGGTCAGACATGTTACCATCACAAGCACCCTACAAAACAAATACATATACGTTTGCAAACGCATTGCAAGAGTCCATTTACCCTCTAGCCCAAACGTATGACTTTACTAAAGCAAATTATAAAGGTGTCTTAGTTTATCTCACAAGGACAACTTCAGGCGTTACTACGACATCTCAGTTGATTAGAGATGTAGATTATGTTGTATCAACAACTGCGCCTTCATTGACAGTAACAAAAGATTTACAAGCAGGTGATGTTGTTACTATTAAAGAATACAATCAAACATATGGTAACTTTGTACCTAACACTCCTAGTAAATTGGGCATGTATCCTAAATGGAAACCTGAAGTAGTATTAGATCCGAATTATCAAACACCAACATATATGTTGAGAGGACATGATGGGTCGTATACATCTTTGTATACTATTGATTATACTCCAGAAACAGGTCTTACTGATTTTAGAGATCAAGCATTATTAGAATTTGAAACTAGAATTTATAATAATATTAAATTAAGCACACTTGTTCCTATTGAACGTTATGAAGTGCTACCTGGATTCTTTAGAGAGTCAACATATTCGACTGAAGACTATTTAAAAATTTACAGTTCACAGTTTTTAAATTGGGCTGGACAAAATAGAATCGATTATAAAACACAAACAGGATATACCAAAAGCAATCAATTTAGTTGGAACTATTTTCAATCAGGAAATAAACTAACTAATACACCAATTGATCAAGGTTATTGGAGAGGTATCTATGAATATTTCTATGGAACATCTCAGCCAAACATAGCACCATGGGAAATGTTAGGATTTACTGAAATGCCTAGTTGGTGGACTAGTCGTTATGGACCTGCTCCGTACACAAGTGAAAACGGTATTATGTGGGGAGACATCGAAGCAGGTATTATTTATAATGCAGGTGGAACAACAAGTATTACTATTGATGAATTAAAACGACCAGGCTTAAGCAAAATTATTCCTGTAGATGAACATGGTGATCTTTTATCTCCGTTTGATGCACTAGTAGGTGCATATGATTCTAACACTCTACAACGTGATTGGAAAGTAGGAGATGACGCTCCGGCAGAATTCTCATACAGAAGAAGTTCATCTTATCCGTTCGACTTAATGCGAATATTTGCATTAACTAAGCCTTCACAGTTTTTTAACTTAGGAGCAGACTTAGACAACTACAAATTTAACACAGAATTTAATCAGTATCTAGTAAATGATCGAAGTCATTTAAACATTAGTGCAATTGATATTTATGGAAACGGTACCGCAAAAACAAGTTATATAAACTGGATTGTTGATTTTGAAAAACAACAAGGCGTGGATGCAACTGTAGATATTACAAGAGTATTAAACAACGTAGATGTTCGTTTAATTTATAGACTAGCAGGCTTTAGTGATAAGACATTATTAAAATTCTTTGTAGAAAAAGCAACGCCTAACTCTGATAATTCATCATTGTTGATACCAGATGAAAGTTATGCTGTATTGTTACACGACAATCAACCTAACGATCAAATTAAATTTTCAAGTGTTCTAATTCAAATTGTACCAAACGGTTGGAAAGTATTTGGTAATTCACAAGATCAAGCATACTTTACTACCGATACTCCTATTAGTAATGGAAACAAAAGTAAAGTCGAAGTAGACGAATATGTAGTTGAAATTGCAAACGACTATACCCAATCCAAAACAGATGAAAAAATTGTCCCTTACGGTACACAGTTCTATACATATCAAGCCCTTTCACAATTCTTAGCAAGTTATGGCGCTTGGTTACAACGTAAGGGTATGAAGTTTGATTTAATTGAAAACGGTGCAGAAATAAATTGGAACACAATGATACGAGAGTATCTCTATTGGACACAATTTAATTGGGAAAACGGGTCAATTATAACAGTCAATCCGTCTGCACAAAATTTAAAAATTGAAAAAGATAGTCTTGTTGTTCAGCCACTTACAGTCGAACAAGATAACTTTTTATTAAATCAAAACTTGTATCCTATTGCAACTAAAGATTTAGCAATAGAAAGATTAGACACTAAGTTCCAAGTTAAAACTTTGAATGTAGGCGATACTATGGGGTATGGTCAATTCAATATGTCTAGTATCGAACATGGTATTGTATTCGATAACAATACAGTTTTCAATGATGTCATTTATAATTTGGTAACAGGCTTAAGACAGAATCGTATTTACTTACGCGGTACTAAAACTGCTGAATGGAATGGCACAGTTAATGCTTCTGGTTTTATTCTTAACCAAGATAATATTAAAGAATGGCAAGTTGCATTTAAATATGCAAAAGGTGAAATTGTTAGATACAAAAACAAATATTTTATTGCTAATAAAACAATCGAACCAAGTGCCACATTTGTAGAACTTGACTGGACAGAAACAGATTATAATGACATACAAAAAGGCTTGTTGCCTAACTCTGCAACACGTTCTTATGAAAGTACACTGTACTATAATAGTACAAAAGCAAACTTAGAAAACGATGCTGATCAATTGTCATTTTCATTAATTGGCTTTAGACCTAGAGATTATTTGGCAAGTGTAAATTTATCAGATATTACTCAGGTAAACGTTTATAAAAATTTAATTGAAACTAAAGGTACAACAAACGCAGTATCAGCATTTAAAGGAACGCAATTACCTACTGGTGGCATTGATTATGATGTTTATGAAAACTGGGCTATTCTGTCTGGAGAGTTCGGCGGAACATTAAACAACAATTTTGTTGACTTTAAATTAGATCAAGCAAAATTAACAGGTAATCCAGGGATTGTATCTTTAACTGAAGGTATGCCAACAATTGGCTCTCAACAAGAAGTATCAGTACACAATTTATTTAACTATGCAAGACCTATTGAAGGTCCTAATATTTTATCTACATTACAAAGTGAAGACCCACTAAGTCTTTACCCTACTGCAGGTTTTGTAAATTATAACGATGTCAAAATGGCCGCTTATGACTTTAGGTCTTTAAGTAATAGAGCAACTAATGTTAATGGTAGACGTATTCCTCTTCAGCAATTTTATGTAAGAGATTATATGTGGATTGCTAACTTTAAAGAACACTGGAGAGTCTATTCAATTAAGCCAGTTGGACAAGTTTCACAAGTACAACCAAATAATGACAATACGACTACAGTTACATTTAGACAAAGACATGGCTTGTCGGTATTAGATGCAGTAGCATTTATAGAAGTATCACCAAATGTTAATGGATATTATATTGTAACTAAGGTTCCTAATAATAATCAAATTATAATTAACTTAACATTAGATTTAGAAAATGCATCAACGTTTCCAATTAATGCATCTGGATTAGGATTGACATTTGTTGATCAACGTGTATCAAAGCCAGGAGAAATTGTAGATTTAGATTTACTTGAAGCAGAATTT